GCAGTAACCTCAGATAGAGCACTCGAAGCCGTTTGTTGTCTTTCTAAAGCAGCTAAGTCTCCTGCTTGAGAAGCCGCAGTAGCTCCTACGGTTGGAGCGTAGCCACCATACTGAGAAACAGCAGCTTGAAGTTTGGCTCTATCTCCTGAAGCCATCGCACCTAATAGTGCTTGTTGAGCCTCTTGTTTTTGCTCTAGCTGTCTGCGCTCCCTAATGTTAGCAGGAATCTCAGACAACCTTTGGCCTACATTAGCAAGCGCTTGTCCCGTCAGCATACCGTACTGAGGGTTAGCTAAGGCTCCTAACACCTGTTGTGAAAAACGTGGCATTTGTTATCTCCTACTAATTAAAAAAACTTGTTAAAGATGCCTTCGACTGCGGTGCTAGCAATGTTCCCTAAGCCTTGAACAACACCGGGAACAATACCACCGACCAGATTAGCTTGACCCAAGCGTCCGGCCATAAGAGCATCCAGTCCAGACATAGCCGTCTCACCGTACAAGGAAGCACCCTGTCGTCGAGCAATGTCAGCAATAGAAGCATATGGAGCAGCGGCTGACAACATACCCAACGCTTGCTGCTCTGGCAAGTAAGAAGCGCCCATAGCACCCAAGCCTAGCTGTTGTTGTCCCTGCTGTAGTCCTAAGCCTTGTCCTGCTAGCTGACCCATAAGACCGGCGTACTGTGTTCCTAAACCTGCCTGTTGTGCTTGCTGTGCTTGCGCCTGTTGCATAGCCATCAGTGCGGCTTGGTTCTGTGCCTCTTGTTGTGCTTTAGACATAGCAAGCTGTTCTGGTGTACCACCAAACATAGCTGTGCGTACACCCAAGCGTCCTTGTCCCGCCAGACGCTCTTCGAGTGCAAGCCTCTGACGCTCTTCTTCAGGAGACTGTAAGGCACGAAGCTGGTTGTACAACTGTTGCTCGCGCATCGCCGTAGGAAGAGCAGATTGAGTCATAAACTCAGAAGCTAGGTTTCCTGCTTGTTGGCCTACTAAGCCCATTTGATTCAGCCCTTGGACAGGCTGTGTCAAGTAGTAGTTTGCTTGTTGCCTGAGTACGTCCTGTTGGGCTTGTGCGGCAGGAGATAATCCTATGCTAAACCCTCCTTCAGGAGTAGTCATTACCTGAGATGTGCCGCTAGTAACCGTGAACGGTCTAAATGCGGTCATTCCGGGCAACTGAGCGGCCAACTGTCCTGCTGCTCTTTGCGCTTGTTGACCAGTCGTTCCTATACCAGCATAGAGACCGCCTAAATCAACATCTGAGCCAATGATTTCGCCCATTAGACTAGATATAAGACCCATTAGTATTTACCTCCGCTGTTAAAGCGTACATCTTTTACAGTAATCATATTGTTTTACCTATTAGTGCTAATACATTAATCTCTTGGATAGATACTTCGTTTCCGTTCATGTCTGCCTCTAAGCCAACGGTAATAACAGTACCGCCACTAGTAGCGTTGATGGACTTACGAGTAACAGAAGTTCCACCCGAAAACTCAGCTACGTTAAACTCAGCGCCTTGGTTAAAAAACGCAATAGATGCAGTATCAGCACCCAGTTGAAAAGACTCAGACTTAAAGTTGTCACTCAAGTCGTATGACCACTTGAGGAATACAACTTCTGTTCCACCTCCAACAAGTGTTGGTCTTATCTTCTTTAAAAACTTAGTGCGCGAAGGATCGCCAAAGGTCAAGCCGGGGCTGACGTACTTGAAACGGTACGACTCACCTTCATCCAGATAACCAAAGTAAGTACCTATGCCTGACACTGTTCCTGTGTAAAGCGTACCGTCGTTCTTTCTGTGCCACGCTTTTGACTTACCAGAAGGCCAACGAGTGACACGGTAGGCTCCGTTCTCTAGTCTGCCTCTTAGGTCAAAACAGATAGTAGTGTTTTCGGCAGGAAACGTAATGAGGTAAAACGAATTCTCTGGGCTATATACAGATGCAGTAGGCTCTGTTCTATTCTCAATCAACGCAGATAACTCGCTCTTAATGTTACGGCTCAGGTCAGTAAGAGGCATGGACTTCTCTTGGACAACCCTGCCAAAGCTACGCAGCCCTGAGTGAGACATAAACAGTACGTCTGTGCCTATGTGCTGCACTGAGTTACGGCATATGCAGCCAACGCCAGCAACAGTATCAATCAAGGACATAGACGCGGGTGTATCAGCGTTTTGGTAAACAAGGATGCTGTGATTACCAAAGATAATTAACAGATTGTTGTGTGCTGCTAGTGCGCGTACTTCGTCAAAGCCATCAGGCCATGCCTTAGATACGTCAATAGATCCGCTTGAGCCACCACTAAAGTCAATGCCGTTAAGCAAGTCAGACCAGTAAATGATGTTAGCATCTGTAGCATTATCCACTACCCACAGCCTACCAAAAGCTGCTAGCGCCTCGTGTCCGTACTGTGCTGAAGTAACAGATGCACCCGTTACCGCTGTCATCTTAGTTACTGCACCGAGCGCGTTGGTGTAAACAAGAGGCTCGTAACCACGCTGAAAGAAGTAAGCGCCGTCGTTAAAGTTTACAATCTTCCAGTTGTTAGCCGTGATGCTGTAGGCAGCAGGAGTCTCATCAACAAGCGTTGCGTCACCTGACAGTATCTTGTTGTTACCTGCGCTAAACAACTTCTCGTTACCCGCTGCATCATAGAAATGATGAATCTTGTGGATACGATCAGAGCCTAGCGCTGTTGCGTCGGTAGTAACAAGGTTGATTCCCTTACGTGCAGCAATACGTCCACGCTTGTCGATGATTGCGTTGTCAGCAATCTCAGCAAACGCGGGATCCTGCGCTAAAGGCGAATCTTCTGTGTTTACTCCCTTGAACGCAGGAGCAACTAGGTTAATGCTTTGCAGTGGTTGAGCCATTACGGTGTATACCAAATAGTTTCGTCAGGGTGCTTCTGAGCATCCAAGGCGATAGCATCAGACAGGTACGTATCTGCAATAGCAAAGTATTCAGGAGCAGATGTACCACCAGTTTCTCCACGCTCACGAGCAAGCATGGCTATAGCTAGGTGAATAATAGGATAAGGAGGAATCGTTACGTCATCTCCGTCAGCACTCAAGTCTTGACTACGGAAGATACAGTTAAACCTAATGGTGTAAACGCCGTCAGGCTTAGGGTAAATATCTATCTGTGAGTCTCCGTTGGAGTCCACTCCGTTGTAGGTGTAGTACGTAGGCGAGCCGCTAACGGGATCTTGATTGAGGTATTTATCATCAAACCATGTAGCAGGACGGTACTCCATAAAAACATTGTCAGTATCATTGATGACGTTGAGTGCCTTAACACGGTTCTGGCTTCCTACTAGTATGTAATTAAAGATGTCAGCAGTGGTTGTAACAGTAAGCGTAGTACGTAAACCAGACCAGTCCCAAGCAGCCTCTACCAGCTTCTTAGCGTCGTTGATATAGTCGCCTACCATACTGCTGTAGGTTGTCTGTCCTACTGTTGAAACCTCGTCTTCACGCATACGGCGCAAGACGTTGTTCACTAGTTCTAAATATGTCATCCTAAGTACTCCGAAAATAAGGACGCTACAATGGGTGATCCTGTTCTTCTAGGGTCAAAGCCCTGAACATCAACTTTAGGCAACAGAGGAGCCTGTTGTCCCATCTGAGGCGCTGTTAGCGGTCTAAAGGCTTTTAAGTCTTCTCCAAACGGCTTACTTCCTTTGAACTCAACATCAGGAAGGTCTGTATCTATACCAGAGATGCTTGGAAGGTCTACGTCTATGTCTGGCCCTTTTGACTCTGGTAGCGAAGGCAGCATATCCCAGATAGACATAATACCTTCTTTGATAGGCTGCAATATGTAGTCGTCTACTGCGTACCCTGCTTCCTGTATTACGTCTACAACAGGCTTAATTACTTCTTCGTTAAACTCACTACCAGCTTCTTTTGCGTCTCGTAAGACTTGTTCTATTGCATCAACAGTGCCTTGGTCGTACTGAAGAATAATGTTGGCTTTAGGATCTAACTCTTTTCCCTGCTCTATGTCTTCACTTGATAGCTCGCTGAGGGCTTGCTCCATTCTTGCTTCGTCAGTGTCTATATCTATGTCAAACCCTTCTCCACCCATTAGCTCAATGTCTGGCAAGAAGTCAAAGAAGTCTCCAACTTTTCCTGTGTCAATGTCTGGAATAAGTTCACTAGGGTCGGCAAAAGATAAGGTTCCTCCTTCCCTTAAGTAACCTAGCCCCATACTAGCTAAAGTGCCTTCGTCAATGTTCCCCTCTAAAGTGTCTCTTAAGAATATACGAGACATTTCGTTTACAGCGTCTCTGCTTATCTCTGTTGTGCCTTCCTCAAAAAAGTTAGGAATAGCTAGACCAACACTGTCTTCGATGTACGACGTTAGTTTGTCTGCGCCTATTGTAGTAGCAGCGCCTATAACGATGCCTTCTAGGTCTCCTCCCTCGATAGCACCTACAGTGACTCCTTTTACTATGTCTAACGCAGTATTGAAATCAGTGCCTAAAGCATCAGCTAAGTCCCAAACCTTTTCGTTTATTGTAGCAAGAGGGCCAGAAGTTGCTGTGTTAAAAGCGTCTGCGCTTACGTCAGAGTAGTTACCAGCGCCCATTACATCAGCAGCGTCTAAAATACCTGCTGTTAATCCGCTGACAAAAACTTGGGTAGGGTCTATTTCTCCTGTTAAGATGTACTGGCTAATACTGCTAGACAACATTCCACCAGCGGCAGCACCAACAGTGCTTGGAGCTATGCCTAAACCACTAGCTATTGACTGGGTTACCGCTCCAGAACTTCCTAGAACTCCTCCCAACGCTGTTCCCGTAACAGCACCAAAGCCGACCGCTGTTGCTAACTTAAGTGCGTCGCCGAAATCAAAGTTTTCTGGCTCTTTGGTTTTAACCCACGCAGAGCCATTCCACATATATTCTCGGCCATCGTCGGTTTGTCTTACATCAGGAATACCGTATTTCTGGTTCAGCTTCTGTACAGAATCAGATCCTAACCAGTCCCTGTATCCTGCGGCTCTATCAGCGCCAGTCTCTTGCTTAACTATTTGTACTTCTGAAGGATCAAGCCCATATTTTGATATAAAATCGTTACGCGAGAGGTTTTGAATGTCAGAAGGATCAATCATAGTCCCGTCAACATTCTGTACCATTCCAGTGTCTACTATTTCGCCGTAAGTTCCGGGATCGTACTCACCAGACTGAATCAGAGCCTCTCGCTCTGTCATGTAGGCTAGATAGTTTTCAAAATCACCAAAAGTTTTTTGGAGGTTAATAGCCTCTTCGTAATACTCCCGCAGTTCTTCTACAGTAGCTTTTTTATAACCTTCTTGATTCGCTAAGTATTCGAAACTAGGACTTTCAGTAGTTTCGTCACCCTCGTAGAAAGTAAATGTTTGCTGTTCTTCAGCCATCTAATTAACTACCTTGATAAGGAATAAAAGGTACAGTAATTCCTTCCATTGGGTTGGCAGGAGCCATAGGCTGTGTGTAAGGAGCGTATATGTAATTAAACAGCCCTGCTTGACCTGCTGCTGATTCAGGATTCATAACAGAAGGTACAGAATAAGTTCCTCTTACCGGGTCGTACCCGACCGTTGACTTAGGGAGCAACAACTGTGAAAAGTCTACACGCTCTGGAGTAAGCATAGAAGGCGCATATCCAGTCTGGGTTTGACCACTAGAAAACAAATTAAACAGAGACTGTAACCCAAGAGCGTCCAAGAAGTCAATAAAGTTTTGGTTCATTTGCATATCGCCAGAAGGCGCTGGAGCAGGTGCTGGAGTAGGTGCAGGTGTTGGTGCAGGTGTTGGTGCAGGTGTTGGTGCAGGTGTTGGTGCTGG